GGTCATTCGCAAATATGGAGGTAATCCCTCAGGTTCTGTGAACACCATTGACGATAACTCTCTTATTCAGTTGGCTTTGATGATTTATGCCTATTTAACTCTTTATCATTCTCCGACATATGCTCACTTCTTCGGAAACGTTGAGTTGGCTTTGTGTGGAGATGATAACACAGGGACTATTTCAGATGAATTGTTTGAATATTTTAACCCTGCAACTATCTCAGCAGTTTGGACTTCTCTTGGAGTAACCACTAAATATGGTAACACCAGTGCTAAGCAGAAACTTATTGATATGCATTTCTGTGCTCAAGCATTTAAGGAAGTAAAAATACCGAATTTTGGTACTAGAATTATTCCTGTGCCAGAGACTGAGAAAGTATTGAGTGCCATGGCATTTTATTCTTCGAAAGGCTCAAATGTCAAATGGAGTTTCTTGAGGGCACAAGCACTCTTGCGAGAATCTTATTTTTCTGACGCCTATCCTATTTTGCGAGATTATCTCGTTTGGTTGGAACGCAATTTTAACTTTGAGTTGCGCTCAGTTCCGGATCCAAAAGATCCCACTGACTTTTCATGGTCAGTGCTTTCAACATTAAAAATTTCTGAAATGGAACTTTTAGTTCTCTACTTGGGAGAACCACCTCGCAGTGAAAGCTGTCGAGCAAAATGGTCAATTATGCGGAGAAACATGAGACGATCGCTCCACATAAAATACAATGATCATGCCTCCCAAGTCGAAACGCAACGGAGGTAAGAGTGCCAAACCAACCAAAAAACAACAACCCAAAAAACAAAAAACAAAAAACCCTAAAAAATCAATGACACCCAAGCTTAAGGCTGTGGCAGCACCTGTAGCCATGGGAGTTACTGTTCGTCAAACTTCCAAAAGTCCTGTAACCTCAATCTCTCATCGAGAGAACTTGTACCACCTACAATCTGGTCCTGATGGAAATACTGTTATTATGGCTTTCCAAATTAATCCTGGATTAACTGACGTTTTTCCTTGGTTATCGCAATGGGCAACCAGCTTTGAGTATTATTCAATAGAATTGTCTGCTGAGTATGTTCCTAGTTGCGCTACCTCAACCAATGGAAGAGTTCTTTTAACGTGGGTTGAAGATGTTGCTGCAGAAGCTTTTCTTACTACTGAAGAACAATTTTCTTATGCGGGTACTCTTGTTTGTACCCCTTGGCAACGTTTAACTCACAAAGCGCCAAAACCTAAAAGAAATAATTTGTTAGTTCGTTCAACGAATTTGGACCCTAATCAGGATATCCACCTTTATGACTCACATCGATTGGTGGTATCTCTTGAGGATGTCGGAGCTGGCTTGTTTAATGTAGGTCATGTTTACTTGAACTACACTGTTAGATTTTCTGTTCCTAAGCCAAGATTGTCCCTTGAGCCTACAGTGGCTTTAGCTGCTGTTTTGGGT